CTTCCTTCTTCATACTCTAATGGAAATACCATTCCTATTCAAGATGCTTTACGTGGTGCCCTCAGTGGCGCAAACATGCCTGGAAATGTACTTCAGGCTGTTATGGGTCTTTCAGGTCTTAGTGACCCCGCCTTCTCATCAGTAGGCGCAGCCGCTACAGCGGTTGCTGGTGTACTTGCACTCAACGGTGGAAACCTAGGTGGCATTAATGTACCTAACCTTATTAACTACTCTAAGCAACAAGCAGTTCTGTCTGCGGATGCAAAAGCACTTGCTTCTGGTAACAATGCAGTTCTTCTTGGTGCTAGTCAGACTGCAATGTACGACGCAGAATCTTCTGCTGACAGCACGCTTTTTTCGTGGGGACTTGATAGCCCAACAATAGCCAAAATGGTTCACGGTTTTGCTGTTGCTGGTATGAAAAACGCTAACGAAATAATTGACCAGATTCGTAAGACCAAAGCATACAATGACGCATTTCCTGGACTTGCTGAATACAACAGTAGCCCAGGTGCTACTCACATGACTGAAAACCAGTACATGACTTACACTGACCAAATCAAACAATCTGCAACCCAATTTGGTGCACCTATGCCATCACAGGCACAAATAGGTGAACTTATTAAAGGCAACGTTTCACCAGTGGAATACCAACAGCGCGTATCGGACATTTACTCAGCAGTAACTAGCGCTGACCAGAATGTTAAAAACATCTTGGCTAATCAGTTCGGTGTTAACCACAGTGACCTTATGGCTTACTACGCTAATCCTAAAAACGCTTTACCCGTCATGCAACGTCAGGTGGCATCAGCCGGTCTACAGGATTACGCTCAGCGCGTGGGTTTGAACAGTGGTATTACAGCCGAAGGATTTACTCAACTTGCTGACATGGCTAAATTGTCTGCCACAGCAGGCAACCAGCCACTGGGTTACGGGGTTAGCCAAATTGAGCAATCGCTTTTGACAGCCAGCCGTGACGAGGAACTTATTAAATCTGCTCCAGGTGCTGGAACCCCAACTATTAATACCACTCAACTTATCGGGTCTCAACTGGCAGGGTTTGGTGGAACTAACCAGGCAGCCGAGCAGGTTCAAGTTGCTAGGGCAGAACAAGCCGCAGCCGCCCCGTTTGAAAAAGGTGGTGGATACTTGGAAACTAACAAGGGAGTAACCGGAATAGGTTCCGCAAGAACGTAACATTACTCACTTAAGTGATACAATGTTCATAGATAGTTGGCCCTATGTGGCCGTAGGTGCGCTAACTATTTAACCCGCTTGGGAGGGCATGCCCCAGGTGCGTACAACAATGCTGAAAATTAGCCGCTTTATTAACCTCTGGTAAAGTGCGTACCGCAAGGAGCGATTACATGGCATACGATGATGAATTTGACGAAGTTGAAATTGAAGAGCGTCAACCGCTAGACCCGAATATTCGGAAGCAGTTGCGTGAAGCAGAGAAGGCTCGTAAGGAATTAGAGTCAGTGCGAAATGAACTAGAAACGCAGAAGCGTGAAGTTCAATTCTCAAAGGCTGGGATTCCAGATTCAGGATTAGGTCAACTATTCCGCAAGGCTTATGACGGAGAGGCTTCACAAGAAGCGATTCGTGCAGCAGCCCAGGAGTACGGCATTATCCAGGCTTCAGAAGAAACATCATCAGATGACTCGGAACTTGCGGCTTTACGCAGAGCGCAGGGTGCGACTATTGGGACTACAGGCGCAATGCCAGACCCCCAGCAGGAATACCTAAATGCCCTTGCTGAAGCGAAGACCCCCGAAGATGTCATGAGAATCGTTGAAGGTGATTCTGGGCAGAAACTCGGAATGTATTCTTCTCGCGGTGCGTTCTAAGCCTAAAAACTTAAACCACTAAAGAAAAGGAGTTAACCACAATGGTTGACGCATATACAGGTTCTAGTACGCTTGATTTCTCTCAGGCCGCCTATGACCGCATGGCATACTTTGCCCTCCGTCCAGAACTTTACTTCGATGCAGCCGCTGATGTTCAGCCTACGCACCAAGCAATGCCTGGTTCATCGGTAAAGTTTACAATCGTTAACGACCTAGCAATTCAGGCTTCTGCGTTGACTGAAACAAGCGACGTTTCTACTGTTGCTCTTTCAGACAGCCAGGTTACCCTGACACTTGCTGAGTACGGTAACGCAGTACTTACCACAGCCAAGTTGCGTGGAACGTCATACGTAGACATTGACCCAATTGTTGCCAACGTAGTTGGATACAACGCTGGAGTTTCAATTGACACAATTGCACGTGCTGCACTTGACCAGGGTACAAACGTACAGTACGCATCAGGACTTGGAGCAACAACTCTACAGTCATCTGTCACAACCCGTGCCGGAGTAACAGCATCAAACACAATCTCATCACTTGACATTCGTGTTGCTCGTGCTCGTCTCCGTTCACAGAACGTACCAACATTCGGCGGAATGTACGTCGGATACATCCACCCAGACCTCGTGGCTGACCTTCAGGGAGAATCTATCTCTGGCAGCAACGTACAGGGATGGCGTGCACCACACGTTTACGCTCAGCCAGGTGAAATCTGGACTGGTGAACTCGGTGCTTACGAAGGTGTACGTTGGATTGAAACACCTCGTGCTCCTGTATTCCAGGGTGCCGGTGCTTCAAGCGCAAACGTTTACGGAACTATGATTCTTGGTCGCCAGGCTCTTGCTAAGGCGTTCTCAACAATCGACGGTAACGGTGCGTACCCACACGTTGTACCAGGTCCAATCACAGACCGCCTCCGTCGTTTCGTACCACTTGGATGGTACTGGTTGGGTGCTTACGGAATCTTCCGTCAGGCTTCAATCATTCGTCTAGAGTCAGCATCACTCCTTGGTGGAGACATTTCAACAACAGTTGGAACTGGAACCGCTTTCGAGCCAGCAGTTGACCTAGGTGAGTCCGGCTCACCACTGGCTTAGTCAGTAATTAGGTAGACACGGTTATGCCATGGCCTCGTGCCTGCGCCCACTGTGGTTCTCGTGACATACAGGCTGGGATAGATGAAATATTCTGTCTCACCTGTGGTCACTTGACCGACAAGGATGGCATAGCCGTGTCTGTCCTAGACCAACACACTTCGGAGGAATTATGATTGACAACACACCAACATTCGGTGGAAACCGTATGGGGATGGAAGTAACTACACACGCTGGTAATTCGTTTATTGGTAACCGTGTTGCTTTTGCAAAAAGAAACGACGCATCTGCAGTTAAGGGCGAAACATCAGACCCTTGCTACTGCGGTCAGTGCGACATGACAGACGAAAGGTTCATGTAATGGAATCACGTGCAGCATTTAAGCAGATTAGTGAGTACGACCTTCGTAGTACTGCTCCTAACACGATTGACACAGGAATCATTCCGACACCTGTTACATCACAGACAACAAACGGTCCAACACTTCGTGGCGTGGAAATGAACACAGCCCGTGGCGTTAAGGCACCTATGGTTGTTACTGGCATTACACCGGTTGAATACGCACCAGCAACAGACGCCCCTCCTGTAGAGGGCTTTAAGACTTACGGAGACATTTAATGCCAAGTCGTTTAGATGACAGCGCTTACGGCGTAGACACTCGCAAGGATGGCTTTACAGTCGACATGCGCCCTACAACTTTGCTTGAGCAGAGCCTTATGGGTAATGACCGTGTAAACATGCCTGTAGGAGAAGCAGTTACCGAAGGTGCTGAGTACCAGACAACTGGTGGCGCTCGTATGGGTGACGCTATTGACGCTATCCGCATCGGGGCTAACGGACGCAAGAAGTAGGTTCTGAGTGGCTACATTTACGCCACCCAAGGTCTATGACAACCCGCCTATCTTGCCTGACTCACGAGGTCTGGCAAATAGGTTGTTTCGTTACTACAAGAACCGAGCACGTTATGTGATGGTCTTTGCGTTATCGGACGGGACGTTTGTGCAGGACACGGCTACGCCGGAGAACTCTAACACAAACATTCCTTACCCGTATAACCCATGGGACCCATCGGCACCGTTCTCAACGTCATACTACATTAACTATGAAGTATCACCGCCGGTTCCAACAGTAACTACAGTTGCTCAGAATCCTTGGATTGCTAAAGTGTATCAAGAAGTTTGCTACGTTACAGACGCAGAAGCAGCGGCTCTTACGGCTGCTGGATACGGAGATTTGATTTCATGACCGCAACACCACACAACGTTGGACTACACCCAGAGGATTGCTTTGGGTGCAAGGCTGCGTCTATCAGCATGTCACCATCTGCCATGCCTACACGCTCCAACGCTGGTGTTATCAACATGGACACGAAAGCAATGCACGCAGACGTGGCCGCTTACAAGCGACTACGTAAAGATGGAACACAACCCAAGTCGGTAAAGGGTGCGGCGGCTCTAGAGTCTCGTGCTGTATCGAAGTGGGAGATTGAAACAGGAACAACGCTCAAGGGTGACACCAAGTTGGGCAAACGATTAGACGAAACTCAAGGCGCTATCAATAGGGGCGAATCAGTACTATGACAACTTACTTACTTTCTGGAATCGTTTCAGGACCTTCTGGGTTCCTTAACGGCGCTTCTGTCACAGCGTACGATGAGTCATTATTTACTAATGCACCAGCAGCAGGTGACGCACCACCAGCCGCAGTCGTTCTAGGCACTAACGCATTT